ACACCGAACGCAAGCACAGGCAGAACCTGGACTCCATCCACAAGCTGATCCAAGACGCACGCAAGCGCATGCTCAAGCACGAGCCAGGGACAAGGGCCCAGGAACAAGCTTGGATCAAGCTCAGGCATTTGATAGTAATGCGGGACCAGGGACAGGCTTGGATACCGAAATTTTAATGCTTGACTTTTCCTGGGAGTATCCTATAGTATCCCATAAGAAAGGAAGAATATTATGAAAATGATAAACTCAGATATCGAAGTAGTTAGCGTCGGAATAGGCTCAACCTTCGATCCAGATAACGGAAAGTACGAGTCCGGTATCTTACTAGTAGTGCTCAAGGACGAGGATGGTACTACCACTTCAGTTAAGTTGGAGTGCAACGTCAAAGAGCTGCGGTCCAAGTTCAAGCAAGAAAAAATTCACCAGAAAATGCTTGAGATATACGGAGGTGACAAGCAGAAACTGAACCAGGCTATAAAAGCCATGGCTAAAGAGAACCCAAGCTGGGTTAAATAAATTCAAGAGCCTCGGAGAAATCCGGGGCTTTTTTAATTCCTGGAAAAATATAAAATTAATTAAGGAACATGCACAAGCACACGCTCAAGCGCAGGCTCAAGATCATGCGTCCATGGTTGGTGGACCACGAACAAGGGTTCAACAGAAGTGAAATCAGTCGCAAGCTCACGCACCACGGACCCTGGATAAAAATAAACCGCCCTCTGTTCGACCCCCTTTGCCATAATAAAATTATCCTGACATAGAGAATAACGCTTTAAATTCCATGAAATTTGGAAAGGCGATAGATTAAGTTTGTTTCCTTTTGTTAGTTTCAATTCGCACCAAAAAGAAATATTACGATTGAATTTTTTTGATTTAAAAACTCCCAATAAATCGGGAATACCAGGTGTCCCGTATGTTTCTATACGGGTCCAAAATATACTAGGAGTGATCGACCTAACATTCTTCCAAAAGGTTGACTCCCTTCCTCGATTTACGGAAGGGGTGGTTGTTTTCTTTTTTCTGTCTTTTGATGATTGTTTCTCTTTTTTCAACAATACGGATCTCCTCTCCTTCGACAAGGCAAAGTCTAACTCCGAGTTCTTTTTGTTTTGGTTTAAGTTTATTTCCTGCACCACCAACCGACTTGCCATTTACAATTCTACTTCCATTAGAGGTTTTAACATCAAGAAAATGAGACCTTCCATTCTTAGGATTGACAACAACAATATCTATGGGGCCTTGCTCACATACATTAACAAATACCAAGTATCCTTCTTCAAGAAACTTGTTGATCGCTTTGTTCTGACTGATCGTCGCTTTGTACTGCCTTGGATCCATTGTCCTCCAAATCAGTAGGGGTGCCTTCAATGATAACTGTTTTTTTCATTTTTGAAAGCATTTCAGATACCTCTTCTAAACTTAAAGAGTCAATACTCTTGTCTCTAACTTTTTCTTTCTTCTCATAATATCCTGCAGCTTTACCTCTACTAATCTCTGCAGCTAAAGCAGTCTTGAGATCTGGTTTCATATCAAACTCAACTATATCTTTAGCTTCTGGATTTTCAGCACGAAGACCAATCTCGTGTAGTCTTCTCATGTGAGTAGCCGGTGAGATTTTGTACTTATTCCAGAGATCCTCTTGTAGAGCTCGAATATAAGCATGAACTTTGGGAAACTCTTTTGCACTTTGTAGTTTAGAGGCAGTTATTCTAGCCGAGTGTTCAGAATATCCTGCCATAATTGCACATTCAGTAGCAGTCTTTCTATTCTCTTGAGCAACTAAGTGATGACAAAACTCTATTTGTTTTGCAGTCAATTCATCTCGCATTTCAGCAAGTTCTTTTGTCAGGACGATATCGTCCCCTGGTTTTCTAAATTTCATAATACAAATATTATATAGTGACAAATGTTGAAAAATAAAGAAAAAAGTAAAACAAAATGACAACCCCTGCTCCCCTAGTGGGGTTGGTAAAGACTGTGTATAGTCTTCTGAAGAACGGGTGAAGAACGAGTAAATTTACAATAAACTACTGTATCTACTGTATATATAGGGTATTGAAGAACGGAAGAACGAGATTTAGGTTTTTTAAAAATTATTTTTTTTTTACTCAGGATTTGGCACTATAGAGTCTTTATGCTATAATCCTGGTCAGTGGTCAGTGGTTCGTGATTAGTTATCCTTTCCTAATCGCTTTTATTCCCTCCTTTACATTTACTTACCCATTGACCACTATCTAAAAACAATATAATATCCTATATAGAAATGGACATAACAATTAACATTAAGACAAATAAAGGTAAGGAATATTCCTGCACCTTTATAGGGGATAAAGAGAAAATACTACCTTCCATGCAAAACTACATCAAAAAGAATAGAGACAATCAAGTCAATGTAGTTTTCAGCAGTGATGAAGAAAAAAGTCACTTTACCTACCCAGAATTGTTTAGTCCTATAGAATAGGAGAGAAATATGGACGACATAAAAATAGACAAAGGTATTCCATTACCGCAAAAAAGAACTCGAATTATTAAAGCGTATGATCTTTATCAAAAAATGGAAGTGGGAGACAGTGTTCTCATCAAAGAGTCAGAAAGGACAAAGCTCCATGACGCCATTAGAGTAATGGAAGGAACATCTAAAGGAAAACTTTCGACTAGAAGAGAGGACAATGGCTTTAGAGTATGGAGAATAGGAAGAAAGGAAAGGTTGTGATGAACTACAAATTCGATCATATAGCAAAAAGACTATTAACAGAACATGGGTGGATCCGTGTTCCCTGGTTCGTGCCCCAATCACAAGAGGACAAGAAAGAAAACCTCATACAAAAACTCAACAAGTTAGAAAGGATAATCAAAAATGGTCGTTGATGTGAGATCGAGTGAAAGTGTTTACATAACAATCAATGATTGGGTGTATTACATAGACGACTCAACAGGGGAACAAATAATGCATAAGTGGAGGAAGAAAAAGAAAAGGTTAAGTAAAAAAGATCGCTTCTGGGAAGACATGGAGAAAAGGTATGAGGTACGGTAGAAACGGAAAACTGTTTCCTCTAGAGATGAACCAGAAATCTTTATTTTATTTGCAGATGTTTTTGCATGAATACAAAGATAAAGGACTGCGGAATACCGACGAGAAGCGACGAGCCTACGATCATGCCCTGGACCAGATACGCAAAGGAATTAATGGAGTGCATGCGCATCAATCCATGAATGGTCTACGACCACCAAGAACATATAACTTTAGGAGTAAATAAAATGGGAGTAAAAAATCCAATCTATGATTATAGTGACAGAAGATATTCAGTTAGACTGAAGAAGCAGGAAGCAAAACGCAAAAAAGCACGAGAGCTCGCACATAAGATGTTAGGTAAGAATTACTTTACCAATATACGAAAGGAAAACAAATGTATAAATATTTAGACATACCAGGTTGGTTCAATATGCATGATGCTATGATGAACTTGGTTAAATACTGTGAAGACGGTGATGATATCGTCGAAATAGGGTGCTTTGCCGGAAGATCGACAAGATTTCTCTGTGACGCCCTAGAATTGAGTGGAAAACACGACGTTAAGGTCCATGTGATAGATACTTTTGAAGGTTCGGGTATGGAACATGCCAACGTCAATTTAAACCCCCTGTGGGACGATTTTTGCAGGAATTTAGACGATCATATCAAAGCAGAAAGGTGCATAGTAAATGTTAACAGATCCGATAATGCCAATATTCTTAATTCTTTTGATGATGGCTCTGTATTTGGGGTCATAGTAGACGGAGCACATACCTATGAAGCGGTGAAAGAAGACATTATTAATTGGTGGCCCAAGGTAAAGGATGGTGGAATGATGGTCGGAGATGATGTATCTTTAGAGTCTGTAAAGCAAGCTGCTTTAGATGGATTTGCACACCATGGACTTAAAACATATAACATTTGCAAAGGGGTTGAGGGATGGTTCTCTCAGATAAAAAACGACCGAAGCAACGAGATGACCGACAGCCTGAAGCTAATCCCAGGTCAAAACTGTATGAAGTTAGATGGTTAGATGCTTATGAAATGGAATCAGGGTGGCATAGTTTGAAAGACGCACTTAAAATTACACCACCCGAGGTTCTATCAGTAGGGTACGTCCTGAAAGAAACAAAAGAATATCTCTTATTAGCTGCCGATATAGGTTCTGATAAAATGGACAATGACGTTGGTCGGGTGACCGTGATCCCTGGTCAGTGGATCGTGGACAAAAAAGAAGTCAAGTAATTTATTTTAATTTTTCTGTAGAAATTTATTTATGAACTTTGATATACTAAAGGTTCGCATGAAACAGTATAACTTAAATATAGAAGCCCTATTACCTACAGAGCTAAGAAATTTATATATAGCGTCGTTGCAAAATAAACTATCAAAGGGTGAGTGTTCTTGTGGCAGAACTTGTATCTGCAAAAAAGCGAAAGACCAGGGCGTAAAATTAGGCCAGCGTTAGTCGAGTTGCGGTCGAGTAGCTTTCGGTTCAATAATAAAAGCCTTCTCTAGCATAGAGTCTACTTGACTCAACATGTTATCCCACTCTTCAGCAAGATAACCATTTACATTCCCGTCGTTGAAAGTCACTAAGACTTTGTCAACTGTATCTTTCAATACCGGATCGTACATTCGTTGTCGTTGGACAGCGAGGACGATTTTTGTTTTTATCTCGTTCAACATATTGTTGTCCTTGTAAAAGCGGGAGTTCGAAACAGGGAAATACTCCCGCTCTTATATAAAATTATATATATTTTTTGGATAAATTAATAGGGAAAAGTCAAGAGGAATTAAATAGATAATTAATTCCTATCGTCGGTTTTTAAAGGTTCTTCACTATCCGCAAAATCAAAAAAATCGTTTTTCTTATCCATAAATTTAAGTGTTTCTTGTAATTTACGATCGGCTTCTTCTAATCCATCCAGGTATCCTTCTAAAAAAGCTACTGTTGTGGTTAAAGGAAACCTTGTGCGGTCATGTTTCATATAAATAATCGCATTATTTAGATGTTTTTTTAATTGTTTTCTATTCATTTTTATACTGTTCCTTTCTAGACCAGGAGGGAAAATAGTTTTTCCCTCCCTAGTCGTTCATGCGAGAGCTAAAATGGTTCTCATCCTTCTAGCTTTGGGAGGTAGACATCAGAGATGATTACTAATTCTCGCTATCAGTAATCAAGAGAAGGGATATGTTAAAGAACAAATGTCTTTGCGGAGATATTCATAACGAAACGTACCCCTTCTCCTCATTACTGAAGAGTCTTTTTAATATTTCTCTCTCCTAATTCTTCAATGTTATCTAACTCATTTATGTCAGCATTGAGAATATGTTTACAACTTTTAATCCCTGCAACTTCACCAGAAACAAAGGCCATATTCCATAGTTCATATAGCCAATGTTCTGTAATAGATCGTCCTTCTTCTCTTTCTAAATCAGGTTCCATTTGATTATCTACTTTAGCTGCAATAATCTTAATCATCTTTTCTTTATTTCTATCTTTCTTGTTTGTCATTTATGCTCCTACTTTTCTATCGTATTCCTTATCAACTAGTTGTGATAAGATACCAGAAATCTTTTTGTCTTTACCCGCAAGTTTCTTCAACTTCTTATGTGTCTCTACTCGCACGATAACAGATTTATATTTTGTAATATCAGTCATTCTTTCTCCTTATATAAGATAATATATAGTCATTCCCATTTAATTGTCAACTCTTTTTCTTCTTTCCTTCTATCAACCAGGACTTGAGTTTTTCTCCCAATGATTGTGAGGCCAAATCAATTTTGTTTCTCAAACTGCTAACAATATTTTCATCAACAGTTTTTTCTGAGATCAAATCAATATATGTCACATTATTCTTTTGGCCAATGCGGTGAGCTCTATCTTCTGATTGAATTCTTTTTTCTAAATCATAATTATTTGAAAAATAAATAACGGTATGTGCCTGGGTCAATGTCAATCCATAACCACCTGTTTGCTGATTGGCTACAAAAAATCTTACCGGACTATCTTTATCCTGGAATTGTTTGACAATATCTTGTCGGTCCTTATCCTTGGTATCTCCGAAGTAAGTGACAACAGTTTCTTCACCATGTTTTTTAGACAAGGCTTTTTGAATATCAAAGATTGATTGTCGATAGTTTGCCCAAATAATTATCTTACCTTCTACTTCTTCAATAGCTGCCATGAGTTCATCAAGTCGATTGTTTTTTAAAGGTATCGATTGGCCGTCGTCCGTGGGCAGATAACCACAGGTAATCTGATGTAGTCGTAGCAACATGGTCATTGTATTAGTGACCGACAGAGTTTCTCCTTCAAGTTCAGTAATAGCAAAGGTCGCTAGATCATTGTACGCTTTCTCTTGTTCCTTAGTCATCTCGACATAGCGAGGTTGATAAATCTTTGCGGGTAAGTCTAAGCAGTCTTCTTTTAAGACTCGAAAAGAAAAGGTCCCTAACTTTATTGATAACTCATCTAAGTTTCGAAAGCCCACCACCTGGGAGAATGCATGACTAGATGTATGGCGCTTTACTTCGATAGCGTAGCGAGCCTTGTAAGCATAGTAAGAACTAAAGCCTAATAAGTCTTCATCTAAAAATTGACATTGTGAATATAAATCCAGGGGATTTTTTGTGACAGGAGAGCCTGTCAGTATTCGTCGATACTCAGCAAGTTTACAAATCTTTAAAATATTTTTTGTCCGTTTGGCAGTAGGGCTTTTGATCGTGGTGCTTTCATCAATAGCCATTAAACTTTTGGTCCCTAATAAATATCGATCAAGAAATTGTACAGAAGGAAGATGAGCTAGAGCTTCGACATTCATTAAAAAAATATCTAAGCCATCAAAACTTTCTGATAACTTATCTAAGTTTTTTTGATCATCTTTTTTTCTTGAGCTCGGTGCCACCCAAGTTGTTATCCTGGTTTGAATATGATCAGGTAAGTGAGCTGGTATTTCTAATCGTTCCCAATTGCGGTAGACACCTTTAGGTGCAATGATAACGGCAGCATTAATTTTACCCTGGTCATAGAGCATTGCAATATTATCAATTAATACTTTTGATTTGCCGGTACCCATTTCCATGAAGTAGGCAAAGTTTGTTTTGTCCCAACTACAACCTAACGCTTGTAATTGATGATTAAACGGTTTCGTTTTAAAATTTGGATACATAACTAATAAAAACTTTCTATGTTCTTTATATAGGATAAGCTATATTGTTGTCAAGTTTTTTGCAGAACAAAATGAAGTCATGTATAAATCTGGGTTCTTTATATTATTGTAAATATAATTAGCTGCCATTCGACATTCTTGTAAAGAATCAAAGGTACTTCCGTATTGTTCTTGAATACAAGTGTTTTCCAGGGATACACTTGGATCGTTTAAACATAACCATATCAACATAAAGTATTTCATACTTGTAATTGTATCTCAAATATCCTATACATACTAAGTATAATTATAGAATGTTAAAACACTTAGATTTATTCAGCGGAATAGGCGGATTTTCTTTAGGATTAGAATCTGCAGGCTTAGTCGATACAGTTGCATTTTGTGACTTCGATAAATATTGTCAGCAAATTTTAAAAAAGAATTTTCCAGGTGTACCCATTTATGGAGATGTGAAGGAGTTAAATTATGACAAACTTAAAGCAGACGGAATTGATACAATCGACATCATCACAGGAGGATACCCTTGCCAACCTTTCTCCGTCGCAGGTAGAAAAAAAGGTGAAGAAGATCCGAGACACGTCTGGCCAGAAATGTTTAGACTTGTCCAAGAACTCCGACCTACTTGGGTCATTGGAGAAAACGTTGGTGGACACATTAAACTCGGTCTCGACACCGTACTCGAGAACTTGGAGAGTGAAGGTTACTCCGCAAGGACGTTTAGTATTTCAGCTTCTAGCATCGGCGCAAACCACAAAAGAGAAAGAGTCTGGATCATCGCTAACTTGGCCGACTCCCAACGCTTGGGACGGACAGAGAGGACCAAGAAGTCAGAAGAACTTGAGAGAGAAGAGTCATCAGATCAATTTGATAACCGCAGTGAAGGACGCATCGAGTCCAAACCCAGTGAAGATGTGGCCGACTCCGAGGGCAGCAATAGGAATGAACATGAGATTAACGGAGAACATGGCAAAGCTTCGTCACAAGAAATATTTGGAGACGGAAGTAGCGTATCAGGAGTCAGCACCTGGTGGTCAGTTGAACCCGACGTGGGTCGAGTGGCTCATGGGGTACCCAACAGGGTGGACCGTCTTAAATGCTTAGGCAATTCTGTTGTACCTCAGATACCTTATGTGATAGGTTTAAGTATAAAAAAGATTTTAGAAAATGAATAAAGTATACGTGACTACAAATACGAAATTACCTAATGGTGGTTATCGTGACATCTCAGATTGTGAAAGATTTGGCACCCCCTACATTCTTTTTGAGAACCCCAGGCAAATAGAAGTAAACTCTTTGCCTTTTATTTTTACTGTTGAAAAGAAACTCAAAGACATGACATCAAAAGATTATTTATTATTGATGGGTGATCCGGTGTTAATCGGCATTGTTTGTGCGGTTGCTGCCAAAGTTACAAATAATAATTTTAAGGTCTTGAAATGGGATAGGGAAAGTGCTATATATATTCCTATAACAATAGAATTAAAATAAGGAGCATAAAATGGGTCTATTAGATAAAGCATTAGAGCAATCTCAAATTGATAATTTAGATAGCTCAGATGTAAAAGATGTCGGTGAGGCATGTAACGAATTAAGTAATGTTCGTCAAAGTATTGCTGACAAAGAAGCAGAAGTAAAAAAATTAAAGGAAAGAGAATTTCAATTAGAGAATGAAGTTATTCCTTCAATGGTTGAAACCGCAGGTGTTAAATCTTTAACATTAATTGATGGTTCAAAAGTTTCCGTCAAAGATCAACTACGTGCAAACATCACAATGGAAAATGAAGACTATTGTTTTTCTAGGCTACAGGAATTAGGTCTAGATGATGTTATTAAGAACGAAGTAAAGTTGACCTTTGGTCGTGGCCAGGATTCTGATGCAAGTAATCTTATGACGGAGTTACAAGACCGTGGTCTGTACCCTAGTAATAAGAAAGCAGTGCCTTGGAATACACTCTCCAAATTAGTAGAAGAACAGATTGCCAAGGGTTCGATGACGTCTGTTGATCAAGAAAAATTTGGAGTTTACACTTTTAAAA